GCAGTAGCGTTAACAGGCAACAACTGAGCAAAAGGAGTACCGATCTCAATCAGAGTCGATCCAAATGTAATTTCTTTATCCGCAATCAACTGTTCGTTGATTTGGAATGTGTTTAGGGTTGCTTGAGAGGTGGTATCACCAGAATCGATGTACTTGACATACAGAGTGATATAACCCTTTGAAGATTCGGTAGCAGGAATAGAATAAAGAACCTTTGCCTTAACACCTGTGCTAAGACCTTCAATGATGGCACCAGTTAATTGAGTTCTATACGTTTCAACATCGCTACCCAGGAAAGATTCTTGGAGAAGAATTGCTTGAACACTCAGGTCATAACCCACCTGACCAGGGATAACCATCGCACCGTCTTTAAACAGATGCGTACCAACCGACTCTACTTGATTTTGCAGAATACTCTGAACCGTAGTGAGTTCTCTCGCCTGAATAGGGAATCCAGGGCGGAACAGCACTCGATAAAAATTCTTGTCCTTATCGAAGTCGTCGTAGTAAGGTGTGACGTTTAAATTGGTATTTTGTGCCATTAGAACTCGATTACGATTTTAATATCTTCTACTTGGTCGTTTGCACGACTAATGGATCTTCTATTATCTATATAAACAACGTCACCGCTGTTTGACTCAATCTCGGGTTTTGCATAACCACTATTGAATCTCATACCCAGGTCATACTCAGTATTGTTGATAGTCCTAGAAGAAGAATTAGGAACTGCTGGGAAGTTAACATCAGGCTGACCAGCAGCACCAGATGTTGCACCATTAATAACATTGGAACCGTCAAATTCATTTTGAGTACCAGTTACCTCAGGGAAAATACCATCGGTAGCGTTTTGGTAATACTTCAAGACTTTGGTGGTGGGGTTCCACGAGATAACTCTCGCACGAGCAGTAACGTTCGTACCACCAACAACTCTAGTTTGAGTGATAATTTCATCAGGAACATAATTACCTTGGAAAGTTGGTGAGAAGATAACTGCCTTAGTAGCAGAAACCGTCAATTCAGAAATTAATTCTGCTGTACCAAATTTCAGAGGATTAGTAATAAGACCAATACGACGGTAGTCGTTATCAATCGGGAAGTCGCCAGCACCTTCATCGTATGAAAGTTTGGCGTTAATCATGACACGGAAAGCGCCAATTTCAACAACAGCATCTGCACCATGACCACCTGGGGGAGGAATGATGACATCAACTTGACCACCAGCACCAGTACCAATACCAGTAATACTATCTACACTGATTTTACCAAATGTATAACCAGTACCACCAGAAGTAACAGTAGCAGAAATAATCTTACCACCATCAACAACGATAGAAACACGACCACCAGTACCGTCGCCATTGATAGCAACGTTATCGTAAGTACCATTGTTATAACCTGAACCAGCAGAGTTAATTACAACAGTATCAATTTCACCAGCGACCGCATTTGTTTTTACCGCGTCATTTGTAAAGACGGGCATGTATTCGTTGGAGAAAAACTTAAGGACGGAAGCAACAGGGATGGTGTACATGTACTTCCAACGATATCCATCACCAGTAGTAATGATGCTAGTGGAAGTGCCAGTAGGCTCAACTGTAGAAGGCTTACCATTTGGATCGGAAGGAGAAGTACCATTATAGATGCACTTATAGACTTGATATTGTGAATTCACAACATAAAAGTCTGAATCATAAAGTTTAGTAGCACCAGAAGCAGCAGTTTTGGAAGGGGAATAATCATGACGATACATGTCATAAGTAAAACCTAATCCACCAGTAGTTTCTTCTGGAGAAACCCAGTCAATACGACGAACAACCTGAACCGTGTCTGCCGCAAGAACTCTCTTAAGAGAGATCATGTCGTCATACGAATCAGAGAATTCTCCAAAGGAATCAACTGCCTGTGGGGGCGAGTTTTCATTGTCCCATGATTGAGGTCTGCCGATAAACAAATAAAGTCTATCTCGGTTAGCACCTGCCGCCGAATCGCTCTGACCTGCGTCAGGACCTTCAAGTGCCTTAATGAATTTTTTCGCTGAAAAAATCCTAAATTGATCAGTAAGTAGAGCTGCCATTTCGTGTAGGTACTATTGTCCTCCTGTTTATTTATGTGGGTTACGAACGAACAATTGTTTGATATTCGATTCGTTTAATTCTATAAGATGCACCACCATTACCGTTCAATTTCTCCCCACCAAGAATTGCATATGCTGCAGCACCCGCTCCAGTGGAGTCAGACCCTGCGTTAGTAAATGTGATTGTTGGGTGAAGGTTGTATGTACCATCAATAGATTGATTAATACCATAACCACCATTGGAAATGGTGATTGATTCAACCTGGTCACCCGCAGTTGTCATGTTAACAGTTCCTGTTGCTTGAATGTCTCCAACATTTTCAACTGTAACTGTTGGTGTTGCTGTATAGTTTGTACCAGCGTTCTGGATGAAGAAATCTACAACCGTACCGCTTTGAGAGAACTCATACAAATAACCAGCAATACCGATATTAATATTACCAGTATTAAATGGAATTATGTTTTGAACTTGTAGGATAGCATTTACAGGATCCCAAGATACGACAGTACCCTGAACTCCAGAAACATCACCTGTAACAACTTCATTCACACTGTAATTTTGACCATTACCAAAATTACCATCTAAGTAGATATTTAGAACAGCAGTGTGTTCAACACCCTCACTCAGACCACCAGCAGATGAGATACTTGCATATTTGAAAGGAATACTTGCATCTTTCACCTGATCTCCAACTTGGAATAGAGTCGTATTTTGACCGCCTTGCGTTTCTTCAATACCATACAAAGAATTGAAAATTCCACCATCCAAATTAATCTGATTGTTATAATCAGTTCCCGTATTTACCAAGTCAGCAATTCCATCACCAGCACCATTATTTTCATCATTATCTTCAAACTTTCTATCTTGTAATGTACCAAGAGGAACTGTAAGAAGTGAAATAGTATCACCTACAGATTCAAGAATAACATGCGGTTGGAACCCTGAAGGAGCACTTGATGCCACACCAGCATCGAACTGAACAATAGCATCTTCGGTAGAAGGAATACCACCATCAATAAATGCTAATTCATCAACTTCAAAGACAACCAGAAGTTCTCTAGTTGCTGGATTATAATCATAAACCTTAGCAACTTTGTTATTTGCACTTTCAATTCTTCTAATAACTCTGTCACCAACACTAAAGTTATATTCTTGACTAGAATCAAGAATAACTCTCTGATCATAATTGAAGTTGATACCTCTAGTTAAACCAGTAAATTTACCTGCTGCTTTAGAGGTATATGAAATAGTTTCAGAGTTAAGAATAAATTGACCAGATCCAGGATATGCATCAGTGGAATCAACGTAAATTGTCGAGTCTGATGCTGTAACGTTCTTTGTTAATCCAGTCAGGTAAATATTCGATGCATTGAATGCCTGACGAGCACGAGTCTTTCTCTTCAGGTTAACAAGTTTGGTAAAGATAATATTCGGAGGTGATGTATATCCTTTACCAGGATCAGTGACAGTAACTCCAGTAATAACACCCTGATCAATAGTTGCTACACCCTTTGCACCAATACCACCGCCTCCAGTGAATAATACAAACGGTGGTTCTTGATAGAATTCACCAGGATTTACAATATTAACACTGGTAACTTCTCCAGTTGTATCAATTTCTGCAGCACCCTGAGCACCTTGACCGCCGCCTCCACCTTCAAAAATCAAAGTGGGAGGAGTTGCATAAGATCTACCAGAATTTAACAGTGATAAACCTGTGATAGTTTGAACAACGGGACTACCAGTTGCTCCAGATCCTTCACCGCCAAGAATTCTTGCCTTTGCTGCGCCAAAATATCCATCACCCTTTTTGGTCATCTTGATGTATGAGACCTGACCAGGATTATCAGTGCTCAAAACAACTTCACCTGCAGCACCTGAGGGGAACTGAGTTACCAAATCAGGGACTGTATCACCCTCAAATAGAGGAGCACTATAAAACTTAGGACCAATTGCATAAGGATACACAGGATTACCACTGCCATCTTCAGTCATGAAGTAAGCGTATGTTCCATTAGGATATTCTGGTGTCGGACCAAACTTACCGTTATATGCATCCAAAGTTCCAACAGAAGCATCGTAAATATAATCTTCTGTCAAATCACCGAGGACGTATCCATCTTGAACGCTTCTAATACCCCTACCAGAGTTGGCATATGCAAAAGCATATAGAATTCTGGGTGCATCAGCACGAACAGTAAGTCTTAATTCTCTAGTAGTTGCACCAGCAAATTGAGAAAGATATTGAGTATATGTTACCGCACTACCATTAATGTAATATTGTACTCCATCACTGTAAATGTAACTAGTCTCACCAATATTTGCACTGTTTCCAGTAGAATGCCAAGAATCTTCTGTTGTAGATAATAAGAAGGTATCAGAATCATTTGTAGCATCATCCAGATCGAAGATATAAGTTTTTCCTCTTTCCAGATTCAAGAAAGCAGGACGAGATCCACCAAACTGATATTGATTATTTGAAACTGTTACATTATAAGTAACATTTGAAACAGTGTTAACCTGAGGTCTGGCACCAGGAAGTTCTGCTGTTGTTCTAAGTCTGAAAGAAGAGACCTCTCTAGCAACAGCACCACTAGAGTTGTATCCATAAGGACCATAAATGGGATATCCATCAAAGGACATGCCAAGAATTTTAGAGTGACCATCTACATGGCGAGATCTATCAATTGTGTTGGGATTATTACTATCTGATTGATAGTAGTTTCTAGTATAGTAATTATTTGCATGTTCCTCATCTTCTATCTCAGAACTGAGGACCATATATCCCTCATCACCCTCATATCCAGACATATATCTGTGATGAGCACAATGATAATAAATGCGAGATGTCTCATCTGCATTCATTATAAACAATACTTGATACTGATTTTCATAATCAGCAGCAGGTGCTTCAGACAATCCTGTACTCTTGTAATACAGAGTTCCAGGAGTTTGATTTAAGGGACCATCTTGAGTCGTACTAAATCGCATTGGGTGTCCCAACGCACCTTCCTGATTACTAGGATCAGATTGATTCCAAAGAATCAAATAATTTCTTTGAACCTGAATATTTTCAGGTGCCATGTAATATTGACCAGGAACAAAAGGTCCAAATTCTTCTGCCTCTGTGCCGAAATCAATATAGAAAATACCAGTTGGGAAAGTTCTTATATCATCAGAGATTGTGAATGTGAATCCATTAGATCCAAGACACTTATCACCATTAGCGAACGATGCTCCAGTAGATACATTTCTCAGATAAACTCTGGTGATATTATTTTGACCATCTCTAGAAATTTTAGCAATCTCACCCCTAGCATTTCCACCAATTTCATCAACTATACGCCCAACTTCTATAGAACCTAATGTTTCATCAACATTAGAGACTGTAAGCATAATATTATCGAGTTCTGTTTTGATATTCCAGGTGAATATCTCAAGATTACCCCAATCAAATACACCGTTATCTAATTCAAACTCATCAATTACCTTGTTAGATTGATAATATCTAACATTACCTTCTGTTACTGCATCATAGTCATCATTATTTTTGATGTAATCGTATTTTACACTATCAATAGAAAAACCTGCAGGTGATCCACCATCAGTACCCCACTCTGGAGTATGAAGTAAACCACCATTCGCTAAAATACCAGTTACTTTGTCTTTCTGTTCTTCCCGAGCAGCAGGATTAGGAACGTCTTTACCACCACGATAAATGAAGACCTGATCAAATGATCTATCGTTTAATGGACCACCTCCAGGTGCTGCTTCTGCCTGAGTCCAGGTGGGTTTAGGATGATTGTCAGACTCAATTCTGAGTCTATCTGTAGAGTTTTGAAACGTTCCTCTTGTAAGAGAATTTGGATGTTTTTGCCAAATTCTATTGATATCAAAAGAAGTAACTACGTTAGGTGTTTCTTGTTCGGGGATAATTTGTAATCTTAACGGATCATACCCACGACCTCTCTCAAGAACACGAACGTGAATAATTTTACCCGAATCAGCGTCAATAATCGGATACAGCAGTGCTTCCTGATCGGGAGTACCACAACCATCGATAGTTAGTCTTGGTGGATCAGAAGGACTATATCCACTACCACCATTTTTTACTCGTACTGCGCGAACACCGAAAATCTCGTCAAAGATTGGTTCGATGACGGCACCAGATCCAGGAACAGTTCTTGCCATTTATCAATTTACAACGTTGATAGTACCATTCATCAGAGAATGAATAGTGCATTGATAATAAAGTGTGTTGGGAGCGTCCATAGGAACAGTCCAGTAGAGAACACTAGTTCCGCTACCAGTTTGACCAGTGGTATATGCGCTTCCGCTCAAACCTTGGGTGCTTTGAATTCTGAAGGGGTGTGCTCCACCATTAACAGAGTTATCAAATGCGTAAGTAAACCCTCTATGTACATAGATTGTAGGGTCATCTTGTGTGGTTGGGAATCCAGGACCACTGAATGTGAAGTGATTGGCACCATTAGCACCAATTTCCCACCAAGTAATAGGACTTCTAACAACTGTCCATTGAGTTCCGTTATAGAACAACGAATCACCCTGTACAATACCAGTTACATCCGTGTCTGTCAGAGCAGCAAGGGTTGTAGGAATAGTACCATCAAAATTAATTGTTAAAACATCACCTGTTACTGAGGTTGCGATGTTTGTACCACCAGAAATCGTGAGACTATCTGTAACGGAATTTGCTGTAGTGCTACCAGTATCACCAGAGAATGTAGCAAACAGATTTTGATCTGCTCCACCACCTCCACCGCCTGTTTGATCAGCAGGAACCCAGTTGCTACCGTTCCAAGCAAGAACTTGATCGGCAGTTGGTGCTGCTGTTGTAGTATCAACATCACTTAAAAGATCGATACTAGAATACTCGGTGAGGAGTTTTACTCTAGTATCGCCAACACCACCAGCGGTGATATTCATATTCACATAAGGATTATCATCACCATCAACAGTGAAGTAATAACCCGTATAGGATGCTGCTGCTGGTGCGTTACCAAGAGCAGAATATTCATTTTTGTACTGAATTTTTGTCGGGAAATCAATAACACCAGTAGTTCCGTTAAATGTATTAACGATACTTCCGTTACTAACAGTAAAGTTTCCAGTTCCGTTGGGAGTAATGGCAATATTCCCGTTGGCAGCAGATACAATATTGTTACCGTTAACATCCAAGTTAGCAGTAAGGTTTGTATAGTCGGAAGGTAAGAACGTCGTTCCGTTATACCTTAAGACTTGCCCTACAGCAGGATTGGTAACACTAACTGTTAAGTTAGTGCCGTTCCCTAATGCAGCATATACTTCATTGAAGTTGTCATTGATCTTGTCACCACCGACTCGTAGGGTATCACCTGTGTTATCATTAGCGGAGGTTCCAAGACCGAGTGTTTGTTTAGCCATTACTCGTAGGAATTTTTAGTTATTTATAGGATCTCTGGATCGATAACCTCTTCACCGTATAGGGAAAGATCTGGTGCAGTCCAATCATCAGGAACAGATGTTTCAACGATGACTTCTGGATTCTGATAACCAGAACCAGCATTGCTTATCTCAACACCCGCAACACCTACCAGTGCGCGTACTTGACCATCGAATCCAGAAATAGAGTCAAGTCTTACAGTAGGTCTAGATGTATAGTTGGAACCGCCAGCGGTAACCTGTACCCTGTCAATGAATCCACTTGTCAGGTTCGCGGACGCTTGTCCGTCTTGCCCGAAGACAGATCCCAGATAATCGAATGTAATCAGGGAGTTTGAAGATTCAATCAGAGCAACTTCTCTTGGTGATGTCTCACCTTGAATCTCGATGAAGTCACCAGATTCAATTGGCGGAACAACAGTTGCTGCTTCAACGTCTGCTTCAGAACCAACGTAGGAGAATGCGACGAATGTCGATCCAACACGAGGAATTTCTGAGAAGATAATTCTAGAACCAACAATTTCAAAACCAACACCAGGTTCCTGCAGAACACCATTGATAGAAACAATAATGTTATTTTCAGGTCTAATGACGCTCGATTGAACACCATCAGTCAGTGTCAGTGAATAGAATACATCATTACGCTTGAGGTTGAAGGACTGACGTAAGGAGTCAAACTCAAACGAAATATCATCTAACTGTCTCAACTTACCAACATAGAATCCAGTGAAGGATGCGCCAGGATCAGGTGCTTCAGTGAATTGAATTTCATCAGAGAATGCTGTGAATGCATTCGTTGCACCAGGAGGTTGCAGAACACCATTGATAAAGATGAGCAAGTGACCAGCAGGATCAGGAAGATACTGTGTGCCATTGTCAGTGGTAAGTTTGAAGTTGGTTTGAGTGCCATCAAATCCTTTGAAAGCACGTTTTGTTCTTGCCTTCAGTTCAACCTTAGAAAGAACCGCTGCACGATATCCGTCAAGACCCTTGATAGAATCTTTAACATCAAATGTTCCACGAATATCACTCAGGTAGATTCTTCTGTTAAGACCAACTGGGCGAATATCCTGTACAAGAGCGGCAGCAGCGCCAGCAGTTGTAACCTTAGTGCTGATCGATGCATAACCAACAGGGAAACTGTTACCAACACCGTAATCACCAATCAGATCACCATTACTGAATGAACCAACAACTTCAGTGATGTAGATATAGTTGTTACCAAGATCAACTTCAGTAATAATACCGTAGTTGGAAGTATCTTGATTACCGTTAACAACCTTGTAAATTCTGTTGCCCACAGTGAATACATTCAATCCACTGACGATAGCAACTCCAAGTCTGATGTATCCTTCAGACGCGATTCTTTGACCCACCTGAACATCGAGACCAGCATACTTAGAAACATCCAGGTATTCTCTAGAGGACTCAGGATAGACAACCGAAGTCTTCTCGAAGGAACCGAGTAGCGACGGGGTATCTACTGTCAGAGTACCACCAGCATTGCTGGTTACTGCAGCTTGTGTCTTGAGGAATCCAGTAGGTGTAGCAGAATTGCCACTTGTATATCCCTTGAATGGAATATCATTAGCGAAATCACCTTTCAGATCAATTACATGCAATCTATCCTCTTCTGCACTGATTTGTGCAGTTGTGGAGTTTGTTGCACCGACGAGGGTATCTGTAACTGCCCAAGGACCAGCGGTAACACGAACATCAAGATACTTGTAGTTTGCATCTTCATGGAATCCATAAACAACGCCAGTAACAGAAGGAGCACCTTGCTTGGTAACTACCTCACCCATAATGAATGGACCATCGGTGATAGTACCATCAATTCTAAATCTCTTATAAACTTGAACAACCTTCGCTTCATTGACGGTAATACCTTCCAATTCAGCGTAAGAGTCACTGTTGAGACCGTAGATATAATCAGAACCTTGCAGACCACCAGCAATTCCGACAGGAATGTCTCTAACTCCATATGTCTTAGCGACCAAGGAAATGCCATTGACCTGAATAAGAGTTGTGTAGTAACTATCAGTTGTTAATTGCTCACGAATGATATTCAATCCATAACGAATAGATCTTTGAATAGTTGCCTTAGTGTAGTCACCTGCCTTAGTTGCATCATAGTAACTATAGAATCCAGCACTGGTAGAAGGAGAAGTCAAAGTACCGTCGAGTGCTTGACCCATGAACCCTTCTAAGAGATTGAGTGCATAGTTCTTAATATTGTATTCAGTATCAGCGTAGAAGATTTCTCCACTGACTGCAGTGTATGGATCCAGAGCACCCTTATTGAGTTTTGCACCCCAGAGGTATGCACCAACGCTTCCATCACCAGTCCAGTTGTTTGCACCAGTAGCAGAGTTAACAGTAACAGATGATCTGAGTGTAGAGAAACCAAATCCGAACGTTGTTGTGATATATGCTCTATACCAACCATCACCATAAGGAACAGCACCAAATGCATCGCCTGTGATACCCCCTTGAGGAATAAACAGAGATCCTGTGGTTCCAGCGTTGAGATTGAGATCGAAGAAGATGTTCTGTTCAGAAGCAGCTCCAGGATCAAGGGTCAATTGGAATCTTACAGATTGAGATCCAGCAGTCTTGAAGAATACTGAATATGTGAATGTCTGAGTAGCATCGATTCCAGCAGAACCTGTGTCAAAGGTTTCATTAGAAGTGTCAAACTTAACTGTGCCTGAGTCAAACGTTTCAAATGCAGTCAGACTGTAATCTCTGAAAGTATCATGAACACCGCCATTTGAGTTTGCTGCGAAGAATTTCTCTGCAGTAACCGTAGCGTCAGGAGCAGCAATGCTGTTATTTGTAATCAGGAGTGAATCAACACCACCAAGATCATTCACCTGCCAGTTAGCAGCAAATGCCTCAGGATTAGTGAAGAGATTGATACCAGAAATTTGACCTGCAATGTTAGAAGTGATTGTTCTTGCCTTAGCAAGGATCTTAACGTTTGCAGGAGAAGTGTACCAATCGTAAGCAGAACTTACACCGCTAGTTGCGATAGTTCCTGTTGCACTAGAAGGTGCAGACAGAGTATCTGCTGCTGCCCATGCAGTGCCAGTAAATGCACCGACGTAGAGGATTTCATCTTCAGCATCCCAGTCGAGGACAGTTGCAGTTCCACCACCGCTAGATGTAACCGTCTCACCAACTACAAAAGCACCAGTAGAAGCACTCAGAGTAATTGTATAAGCAGATACACTAACATCAACATCAGTAGTGATCAAGTCATGTACGATATCATCAACTAAACCTTCAACAAAGGTGTCATAAGTCCATGCACCAGCACCGAACTGTGCGATTGCTTGTGTGGAAATCTCTTCTTTGTAGTAGTTCTTGTTATACAGAAGATTCTTAGCAGCACTTCTTGCTTCATCCTTACCAGGTGCAAGGATAGCAACAGAGGTATCGACAAGATCTCTGATTCTGTAGATAACGTTATTGATTGCTGTTGGGGTTAGGACATCACGGTATGCAGTCTGTGATGTGAATTGTGCTGCATACTGATCACCAGTTACAGCAGCGAATTGATCATACAGGAGATTTTGTACTGCTCTCTCAGCAAATGTCTTGAGTAATTCAATAGAGTAAATGGTAGCAAGTAACTCATTCTCAATGTGATTGATAGTGAGGTTTGCGTTCAGATACAATTCAATTGCTTGAATAGTGCTATTAGTACCACCAGTTTGAAGATCGGAGATAATGCTCAAGAGGATCAGTTTAAGATCTCTTTGGCAAGTTGCAGCACCATTAGAACCAGGATATGTCAATGCGCTGTAGTTAACACCATTCAGATCGTATGTAAATTCTTGAGTGGTGAGTCCAGTGATTTCTTCAGCAATATAATTTCTGTTGAAATAGATTCTATCAGCAGCAATTTCAAAGTCCTCATCAGTAGGAGCGATAATATCATTGATTGTTGTAATCAGCGTGTCAATAGCGGATTGTACGTTTGCACAGTTGCCACCATCTTGAGTGATACCCCAATCGCCAACAATGATTGCATCGGTATTAGTTTCATCGAGATCACCAGTAATCGCTTGCTTAGCATAATAACCTAAACGGTCATGTGCGTAGATTGACTGGAATGCCTGCAGTCTGATGTGTTGCAGTTCTCCATTAGCACCAACATAGAAGTTACCAGCAGTAATTGTATTTCTGTTACCACCATTTTCAATGTCATTAGCGATAGCATCGAGGATTTGTCCCAGGTCAGTCTTACAACGGAGAGTACCATCGGTACTGCCACCATTCTGGTTTCTAGGCATATCCTGAGCGAGATCAGGATATCTTGCGATCATGTCTGCCGCTGCCTTATCAACGATAGGTGTGCGGTTTGCACGGATTAAACCAGCAGCATCTCTGAATCTGTATTGAGCATCACCATCAATTTGATTGGTATATACCAGATCATTTACAGTGTCTTGATAATTAACTGTGAAATCTGTCTCCAAGAATGCATCCACTGTACCACCTTGGAACTCATATGCAGGTTCGACCTTAGTTACACTTGCAAGGTGATCAACAGGGGAACTGAGATTTGCTTGCTCAAGGGTATCAGTGATGATATCCATCAGGTTACCAACTGTGCTCCAGACATCAGCACAATCACCAGTCGTGTAATCAAGAACCGTAACGGCATTTGCAGTTGCAGAAACAAATGTGTGTGCGTACTGCTGACCGACAGGTGAAGCACCAATATTAACAGTGATCGTAGTTCCAGTAACTGCTTTTACAGGGAGAACTGCATTGTATGCAGGATCAGGAGATCCATCACCAGCAATTGCACGAGGATATGCAGTTTGACGATCATTATTGTCTTGAGCACAAGTGAATGTGAGACTTTCTGTAGCAATACCAATTCTTGAAGCAGTTGTCAGAGAGTGAGATCCGATTGTAAGGACCAAATCACCTGATGCAGCATCATAGGTTGTTGGTGCAGTGACATTGAACTGTGTGAAGGAACTTGTGGAAGAATCAGTGATACTAGTATCAGTCTTCTGAGTCAGTCCATGAGAACCAGTAACAGTCCAAAGAGTATTTGTAATAATGTATTGTGCAATTTCTTTTGCTTTATCAAATGCCCAAACAGTTTCTACTTGCTCACCATCAACGTGATTGATTGTGATAGGTGTTGTAGTTCTATTGACATACAGTGCTGCTGTATCCCAAATGTGACTATTGCCACCATTGCGAAGGTCTTCAACCAACTCTTCAATAACATCTACAATATCATCTTCACAATTTACATTTCCGCCAGGAATTGCTAATGAAGGATATTGCTGAGTCAGTAAGTAAACAGTTTCCTTTGCAATGAAATCTTTGTTTGCAAGTAAGAGGTTTGCAGCATCATAATATCTCTGAGTCTTACCAGCGAATCCAGCAGGTGCGCCTGTAACTCTAGAAGTTGCAAGGATTGCATCATTATTGAATTCTTCACCCTTAGTGAATCCTTCAGAACCAGACCAATCATCAACATAGGTTTGACCTTCTGTACCATCAAAGTGAAGAAGTAACTTAGTATTTGAATCACCTTGGAAGATGCCTGCTGGTGCAGTGAATGTATTAGTGTAACGAGCATTAGTAGAAACACGGAACTCATCGACATAACCAGGGAATACTGAAGCAGCGTTATAAGTAGCACCAATTCTAATTGGTTTGGTTGATCCATAGTTAGAAGCATCAGAGTAATCACTACCCTCTTGTGTTCCATTGAGGAACATCTTAGTTGTACTACCGCTTCTGCTGATAGCAACGTGATACCAAGTTCCAGCAACTAAGTTTGTTGTACCAGTGATTGTAACACTACCATTGTTGTAGTATTTCAGGTTTGCACCGTCGAGATACAGATATGGTGACAGTTCAGTTGCTGTTGTTCTGAAGTCAAAGAGTGTTTTACTTCCTGCAGCAACAGAGAGAGGTTTGATCCAAAGTTCAACTGTAAATGCACCTGTTCCGAAACCAAATTCAGTAGAGGTAGCATAACTAATATACTCATCAACAGGAACTGCTCCAACGTTAACAGTAACTGTTGTAGAAGTAGTTGCGGTAATAGTAAGTGCCTGACCAGATGCAGGATCAGTAGAACGAGGATATGTTTTATTAGAGGTATTATTATCCTGATCACAAGTAAATGTAATACCATTGTCTGCAATGGTTACTTTATTACTAGTAGTCAGAGAGTGAGTTCCAATATTGAGAACTAAGAGTCCAGAGAGAGGATCATAAGTTGTTCCTGCTGCTGCAGTAAATGTTCCACTTGCACCAACAGATGCAGTGATTGCATTAGCAACACCACTAACAAAAGTATGAGGAGCAACGCCAGGAGAAAGTGCTAGACATGCGGTTCCATATCTCTCATTGTAAGTATTGAGAGCAGCTCCAGCAGCAAAAGTTGCTGTATGATAGTCTGCACCAGTAGATTGAGTTCTACCAATCTTACCAAGGTAGATAGTTCTTCTTGCTTGGTTATAACCAATAACTTCTGCCTTAGTATCAGTGGTTCTGATTGTCTGACCAGCAGCAAAGAATCCGCTGCCAACACTATCCTTAAATGTCAGTCTTCTAACCTTGCCGCCTTCATTAGCGAAGAAATCTGCACTAGAACTACCATACTCAACCTTATAATTGCGAATAAATTCATCCTGTTGAAGAGCACCAGATGCAGTGTCGTAAGGAATTACAAAGTTGTTGATAAGTTCATTTGACGGGAACTTGACATCAAATGCAGTTGCATTATCAGTGAAATCAACAATACTTACGGTTGATTTAGAAATATCATCTAAAACGATGTTGGGATAAGTTTGAGACGTAATTCTGTTGAACAACAGACCAAAGAAGGAAGAACCTTCAGAGATGTTAACCTGTCCGATAAACTCTTGAGTTACAGGATCTTGATATGCTGCAGTAGATGTAATACGAGCAACAACACCAGAAGATGCACCAATAATAACATCATTAAGTTCAATATCATAAAGACCAGGTGTAGATTGATATGTACCTGCAGTTTTACTAAGAGTTAATGCATTTGTAACAGAAATCTGTGTTCCATAGATCGGAATATCTTCCTGTTGTGCTGCTGCTTGAGTCCCATCCTCACCTCTAGTTACACCCAGTGTTGTGGATTGAGAACCATTACTAATAGTATTAACAGTGAAGATTTCAGATCCAAACTGATATTTTTCACCTTGAACAAATGTGCCCGCAGGAACAGGTGCGTCTGCACCAGCAGCAGTAGTTACAACTTCAAAACTAGTGGTTGCAGCACCAATGGTATAGCGTAAATCGGCAACAGGAGTTTCCTGCCCTCTTTCGAGGTTAATCTGTTCAACTTTAGCAGTGTCACCTGTGAGATTAGTAACAGTTTCACCGAAAGAGAACAGTCCAATATTGTTAATCGCAGTATTAGTTGCCAAGTTTGCAGAGAATCCAGTTGCACCGACTGTGCAAAGTTCTCCAATAATGAAGGTTCCTTCGGTCACATAACCTTGGATATTGTCACCAACAACCTTAGTAACTGTCAGTCTCGCTGTAGAAGAAACACCAACCAAAGTATTACCTACAAGTGGGAAAATACCACTTTGATTATTAAATGTAAGATCAACAATATTAATCTGATTTACAGTTACATTGACATACTTAACACTTGCAGGAGGAGAGGGAGGTTCGCTGAATACAATAGAATCTCCTTGAATCTCAAACGAAGTATTTGGAGTTTGTGCAACACCATTCAGAACAATCATTAACTGATTAGCGTTTGCAACAACATTATTCCCAGCAACAGTTAGAGGGAATGAAATTCTTTCGCCATCAAACAGGTTAGAAATATCATCAACACGCTGTACAACAGAGGTAAGAATATTCTCCGAAGAAGTCAGTCTCTTTTGACGGAACAGAACTTCAGTATTATTGAACTCTGAATAAATGGGTTCAACCAGAGAGAAACTCTGAATGTTGGGTACTGTTGCCTGCCTTGCAAGTTCAACGGATTTAGTTAATTCAAAATCAGTCTCTTTGTTAGGAATAGAACCATATTCATTCAGATTCAACTCACCAAAGACTTTAAATGATGCAGGGTGAACATTCTTGATTAAGATATCCTTCCAATCATCAATAGAGACAGAAGACTTAACTGCATATGAGAAGTCTTGATAATAGTAAGAGTCTTGAATCTTTTGAATAATCTCAGAAGGCTTACCAACATCATCAATAAATTGACCTGTAGTCTTAGTAATAGAACCAATCTCCAAGACACCTTTAGCAATCTTGAGATCGCTAATAATACCAGAAGACTTAGAAATTACACCAGTTACTCTTTGACCACTTGCAAAATCTCCAGTGTAATCAACAATCTTAAGAATTCTAGGACCAACTTGCCAACCACTATTAGTAGAAACATAACCAGTAGCAGTTGCAGTCTCAAGACTGTCACCTTGATAAACTAACTCACCCTCAAGGAAAGTTGAAGTAATGACATTTGCGGTCGCTGCAGCACCAAAAGATTCAGTCAGCAAAGACTGTCTGCCTGTACCAGTGTTAGCAAATGTAATAGCATCACCAAGTTCTGCGTTTGCAGCGGTAATCGCAAGTTTTAATTGATCATCTTCGAGAGAGTTTGCACTACCTGTAATTGCAAAATAAGTTGTAGTGCTATTCAATCTACCCAGTGCTCCTGCTGCCAGAGGGAAGTCAGCGCCATCTCCAGTATCGGTTACAGAAAGCGTAACTTGAGCACCATTAGTAATTCCATGTGGGAATGCAAACTGCAGAAGACCCAAGTCAAGGTTAACAACATAGTTGAAAGAAGACTTAAGTGCAACTGTTGGTTCAGAAGAATATCCAGAACCAGGATCTTTTACAATGATCTGATCAATACGACCATTTCTAATTGTTGCCTCAGCAACGGCATTCTGACCGCCGCCACCTGTGATAACAACAGCAGGTGCTTGAGAATAACCAGATCCAGGGTCAGTAACTGTAATACTATCAAGAATACTGGTAGAAGTTAACTGTGCGTTGATTGGGAACGTAATCTCTGGACGCAGAGTGTAGTCATGGGGATAATCGTAACCAAAGTTGTTGTTCTTCAGTTTCTTGATTTTACCAACTTTGTCACCCTTTGTGAAAATAGATGCTCCAGATCCAAACGGAGGAATAACAACCTGAAGTTCTGCACCCGATCCAGTTAAACCTGCACCAAGAATACCTTCAATTGCTTCGATGTCAATTGTTGCTGTTGTGTATCCTTTACCAGGAGAAGTAACAACAACTTCTTGAATCTGACCAGGAATTAATACACCTTCAGAGTCTGTTCCATCAGCAACGGTGATAGAAACCAAACCACCCTCACCATCTCCACCAATAGGAACACTATTGTAAGTTCCTACTGCATATTCAGTACCAGGTTCATTAATAGCAACTCTTTCAATTTTACGAGAAGATTGAATACCTGTTACAACAGGAAGTCTAGAATAGAAACCACCAGCATTGACAATCCTGATATCATTGATAGGACCAACTGCCTTTGTAGAGGAGGTGCTATAAGTGGTTTGAGAAACGGTAGCAACACCTTCGGGTTCGTTAGCCAATAAGAACTTGAAGATATTATCACCAGTAGTAATTGTTCCTCCAGAGGTATCTGTGACAGTAAATGTTCCGACATAAGGAGAATCAACAATATCAAGATAACTAGAAGATGCGATCGGAGAATCATCACCAGTTCTAGAAGGATCGAAATAATATGAGATGTTTGTTACAATGTCACGATCTACTTTCAGTTTCACAGTAGGTGTAGGTTGCCCTTCTCCAGTCAAACCAGGTGTTCCAATTCTTTCAATAGAGTTGAAGGAATATTCAAGTTTGAACAGATTATCTTTAGAGAATGACAGGTTTGCACCAGCCATAGAGGAGTGACTAAGGTCGAACAGATACTGGTGACCATAGTACATCTTCAAGACAGGAGACTTGACAAACACACTAACATTTGCTGCAGAGGTTGCAGGTGCAGAAACTGCTGTCTGAGGTAGTTTGTATGTAAATTCTTTAGAACTTACTACACGATCAACAATAAAGGAACCGTCATACTCATCGTAAGTTACACTATTAATTTCTTGAGAGGGATTACCATCAACATTAACATTTTCACCAACACTCAGATAATGCTTATCACCAGTGATAACATATACTTCATCAGTATTGGCAACAGCAGTACATTGAAGAGTTTTACTCAGAGTAGATACTAAAGTTATTTTCAGAACGCCAGTAAGATTTGTAATCTGTGCAGTAGTATATGCAGAATTGAAAGAAATATCAGATGATGAGATGTTAACAACAGATCCAACGATAAATGTCGATGATCCAGAAACTTCTTCAATTTTAACGCTATAAAAATCGGTGTTAAATGGTTTGAACTTAGCAAAGGAATCAAGATTCTGACCACCACCCGCATTATATGTTCCATCTAAATTGTACTTGTCTAGATCGATATCAAAGGTGCCAGGTGTAGTATTATTAACCTTCTCAAAGATATAATCAACGATATCATTAACATCATTAGGAACAGGACCCGTGATCCCATAAGTGCTTTGCTCAGCAAACTGTTCGGTAACTAAATTACCAGTGTTCAGATCATCAGACCAGGTGTTATTATTAACAGCAACATATACCTTATTATTGGTATTATCAACTCTTAAGATATAACCGCTATTAACAAAAGCACCCGAAGTATTATTCAAACGTAACTTTGCACCAACTGAGAAATTGAATGCTTGGTTGATAGTAAGTTCCTGAACATTGTCAATCTTGACAGTGTTAGTAACCTTCATATAATATCTGTTCTTAACAACAGCATTTACTTTCAGTTTCTGAGATCCAGGAGAAGGAACTGTAGATGTTCTAGAACTCCACTCATCAACAGCATAAGTAAGTGTCTCAGTGTCCTGAGCCAAAGTAATTGTCGCATCATCAAAGTCTAAAGTCTGCAGACCAGCGGTTCCCAGAGCGAGTCCAGTGTTGGTTACTGTAAGCGTAGATCCAGTGACAGCAGTGACAGCAGTTCTAGCAAAACCAACTCCAGTGTTAGTCTTAACACCTTGATCTCCAAGTCTTGCAGCATCTGAATTTTTATCAGTCTTAAGACCCCAACCAATATAATCAATATAATCGTAACGGTTCAAATTGGTTGTAAACCAAGCATCATCTGTCCAATCGTAAGCAAGAGCAAATCC